TGTGCGGCGTTGTACCCGCGATCAAATAGATCCTTAGCTGTTTTCCAAACATCACGCGTTACTTTTTGCATATTCCCCCCGATCATAATTTTTTAATAGTTTTTGCATTCTCAAATAATCAATCAACTCACCCCCATGAGTAATCAAATGTTCCATGGCTGTTTCAGCGTTAGATGTATTTAAGTATTTAATGCCCTTGGTATAAGTGTTGTTGTATGGGTTAAAACATAGGTAATAACCAATTTTCAGGCCGGGCAATAGTAGCTTGTAATAATCAAGCTGTAACTTATCTATGTATTGTGATGCTGTTGTATTGCCACATTTGTATTCATACAGCGTTTCGGGTTTATCAAGCGTATCCGGCACACCACGCAATAGGATCTGTATCTCATCACTGAATGGTATAAGTTTTTCGTACTTTTGCTGAACTACCGGATCGGCTAATTCACCGCCACCGATCTCAGGGTGAATGGCCTTGTGCTTAACAGCATAGTTTGACCATATATCATCCTTAAGGCGGCCAAGTTCCATAGCGGGCGTTGCCGGGAAATCTTGCCCTAGGTAGTATCCAACCGCCTGTTCAAAGTTCCCGGATGCCCATGCATTTATGATGCTGTAACTTAGCTTAACCGTTATCATTATAGATCCTTAAGTGTTACCCTTATTGATTCCCCGCGCTGATCATTGATCTCAATACCACTAGGTAATTTGCCTTTTTCAGCAACATAGTTATCAACAGCTTTTGGATCAACTGTTTTCTTAACTTTGAGGAACCTTGGTGGCGCATTGCCAACAATGGTATATACCTCACCGGTTCGGGATCGGGTGATCTTAAACTTTTCACCGCTGATCGCTTGCCATTCGTTACCGTAAAGTGCCTTGGCCTTTGAATTGATCAATCCCTTGGCCTCAGTTTCAATACTAGTGATCTGATCTAAAATAGCACCGATTTCAGCCTTGATTTTGTACACCTCAGATAGTGATTCAAAAAACTTTTCACCATCCTCAATCTTAGTAGATTTTTCAATCTGTTCGCGTAATGCTTTCAGATCTATGCTTGCGTTAATGTTTATAATGTTTTCCATTTGGCGATTCCCTTTCGCTTAATTACACCCCTATTATATGCCCGCTTATGTTCATTGTCAATACTTAATTATAATTTCACCGGCATCTAGTTTTGGATACAGCTTTTCCATATCCCTTAGATCACATAATGCAACACCATATGTTGGCACTTTAGCATTAGGATTGGTGGCCTTGGTAAAGTCTTTTTTAGCACAATAACCATGAATCTCAGCCACATCACCACAGATCCTTACGCCAATATACCCATCATAGGTATAGCGCATGTATTGTTTTTCGGGCATCCATAGGTTTTCATGGAAATCCTTACTTGCTGTTTTCACATCAACCTTACAAGGGTAGCTATCGGCATATACAACAATATCCCCATCATCAGCCCCGGCGCCCCATTTAGGGGTGTACTTGGCGCGCACCCCCTTTTGGCGTAATAGTTCAACGGTTGCTAGTTCACCAATAATACCAAAGTAAAATCGGCGATCCTCAGATAATCCAGTGTAGTTATGATTCCCTTTGAATGATGCTAGTATCAGCTTTTCACCGCGTTCAGCGGCCTTTTTCATTTCATTAGTTATCGGAATCTGAATCATCATCTTTTGGCACAATCTCATTATGGGCATCACAGGCAACACCGCCGGCCTCAATCAGCCATTCAACTTGCCATTCACCGGCAAACTTTGAGTAGTATTTCGTATCGGCATGCTTGTTAATGTAATCTTGGATCGCTTGCTCAATATCAGCTTGTGTTAGATGTACGCTAGTTTTCATTATTAACCTCAGTTCCTTGCGCCTCAAGCGCCTTTTTAGCTTGCTTAATTCTCTTTTCAGTTTGCTTAGTACGATCGCTGTTTTCCAATGATCCGATGATTTCAATTTCCATAAACTCATCAGCCTCATAAACATCAGCGCCTATACCAAACAGTGATGCACACTTTTTCAAACAATCAGATGTTGCCGCTTTCATATCATTACCAAAATCTAGTGGTACCTTATGGCCATCCTCAAGCGCTTGTTTGAACTTAACCTCAGATCGGCCAAATTGTGTTTTGCGGATCTCAAGCCATTCACCATCCAAATGTACTTTGCCGGTAAGGGTTCCCTTAACCACACAAACCTTTGTTAGTTTGGCAATTTCAAATGCCTCAGCAAGCGATGTTTCAATTTCAAAGTTCCAGTTGAACCCAAACACCCCATCAAGTACCTTGCGTACATATGAACTTTTTATATAAGTCCAGTTGCCACCGCCTTTTGCCGGCCGGCTGTACTTATACTTGGCCGGGGTACTGTTAAAGATCTTTTGGATCTGATTTTGATTCAGCACACTCTTGGCGCGTGATACTTGGTTAATATCTAATTGCAAACGCTGAATTGCATCTTTTTTACTATCAGCCATCGTAACCCTCACTTTCATTAAGGTACTCATCGTACCGATTTTTTACATCATCAGATAAAACATTGCGTTCCATCTTACCTAACCACTCAATCACCTCATCGGTATTTACTAATTTATCGTAATTAGGATCAACCAACAGTTCAATCTCAGTGGTGGCAACAGTTTCATAATCTGTTTCAATTTCAACCTTAACAGTATAGGTAATGCCTTTGGCAAACTGTTCAAAGCTCATAATGTTAGTACTCATCATCGTACCCTCGTAAGCGATCAAACAGATCATCTATTTCCCAATCCTGTATATCGGTGCATCCGGTTGATGGGCATATGATCCCATCTTGGCCACCACAACCACATTCAATGTAGCCGGATGATCCGCGTGTTGAGCAACAAGCCGGTTCAATGTAAGCATCCACATGCGTACAAACCCACTCATTATCCTCAGACAATGCGAACACGCCTGAATCTTTGTATTTTACTGTTATGGTTTTCATGTAAGCGATTCCCTTTCTGCTTAATGTTACAAGTACATAATACACCCGCTTATGTTGTATTGTCAAGCACTTTTTCGTAATTTGCCGGCATTTTTCCGTAAATTGTGCATAACTTGAATAGTAACACCTTAAGCGATATAATAAAGATGCCCCGGGATAACTTGCTATTCTCTTTAGATAATGGCGATTCCCGGTTAATCCCGGGGATCCACGAAACGATCAACATGCGAGATTGATCGTTTTTTTTATTTGTATTGCTTACAGCGTTCAGCCTGTTCAACCGAAAATTGGCCGGTATAGACTTGGCACCAAGTTGGTTCAATTTTAAGTAGCACCTGATACCACAGGTAGCTATACAGGATTATTGCCCCGGCTAACATTCCCGCAATAAAAACTAATATGTATTTTAAGTATTTCATAACCATATTAAATCATAATTTGTTATGATAAGCATTAGAGGAAACGGCGTAGCCTAGCACCTTACCACCAAAACTCTTTGAAATTACTGTAAAACAAACAAGGTAAGGGCATGTAGTACCGCGCCACCATGCCCACCCACCATATCTAGCGTGTTGATTATTGTTCGTTATTTTGTTACACTTTAGGTAAGAATTGTAACCTATCAAGTCGCAATTCTTTTGTATCGCAAGAGGGTTGCGTTATCTTATCTATTAGTGTATTATCTAACTGATAGGTTACAGCCCTCTGAGCAATCAGGGGGTTTTCTCTTTGTAAGATACAAATAAACAACTTAACACTATGAAATAAATGAGTTGTACAATCTCATTCCAACAAAGATGTAATTGAGTGCAGAGCTAAAAGTGGCCGCGCTGATCCGCCCGCATCAACGGCCGACCTGCCTTGCACTCAACCTAGTGTAAGTTTAATACCCGCTACTATTGGTGCTAGAACTTAGCAGGGATAAAGGCGGGCTAATGGTTAAAAATATAGCTAACAGGGGTGAGCATGACAAAATTACCGGCCTATGATGCCTATAATCACAAGTACATTGATCCAAATGGTTCCTATCAGGAATACAAGATATGGCGCAATGGTGATGGCTACAAGGTTTGGTTGCGTAAACAATGGCGTATCCAAGATGGCCGATGCGCTTATTGCCGGGAATCATTACATAATCAACGCCATGTTGTTGAGCATATTATCCCGCAACGCACCAAGGGCAAGTATGTGAACCAAGGCAAAAACCTAGTTATTAGCTGTACCAATTGTAATAAACGAAAAGGGGGCAAGATACTAAAAAAATCCAACCGTATTAAAGTTAAGCAATATCAAGGGGTTCAATTATGACAGGTTATCAAAGAGCAAAAATCATAGGGTTATGGCTTAAGGCTAAAAAACCAATGCCACTAGATGAGTTCGCGGCCACAATAGATTTATCAACCATAGATGATCCAAACCCGATCATTAACAAACCGGAACCATCTGATCCAATGGAATCAATTACCAAGATATTCCCCGGTGCGGTACCATTGAGGGTGAAATGAATTGCAAGCATCCCGAAATACTAGTTACACCCGGCACAATTATTCCTGATGGTGATGGCTTTATTGTTACCGATCTTGAAAAAGGATCAATGTATTGCCCTAAGTGCGAAACAGAATTACCCATTGAGGATCTATATTATTACCCAAAGGAACAACTGAACACTGCTATACCTCAAAGCATGGTTGATCCACCCAATGTATCGGAACCATTAGAATGAAAATAACAATAACTTTTAAGCATTTACCGGCCGGTAGCAAATACATCCATGTTGGCAAGCGCACTACATACCATTGCGGCAAGTACCGTATCCCTAAGGCACTATTCAACAAACTATGATTGAGCGCCTTTGTACCACATGCCACCTTAGGATCAAACCCGGATCTAAACTCAAGATTTATTGCGCTTGTGATACAATCAAAATAGATAGTATGCAAAATGAGGGAAATGAAATAAATGCCAACAATGAGCCAACAAGAACCAAAGCCAAAAGGCCGACCAAATGAGTACACACAGGAAATTGGTGATAAGTTTTGTGAGTTAATTGCACAAGGTTTATCATTGCGTTCCGTATGTGCCATGGATGATATGCCGGCACCATCAACGATATTCAAATGGATGAGGGAACAGCCGGTATTTTCAAAACATTACGCGCAAGCATGTGAGGAAAGAACTGAGGCGCAAAACGAACAACTGTTAGAACTTGGTGATGAGGCCGTTACATTAGCACAATCATCTGATCCTAAGGCCGCCAATGCTGTTGTTGCCGCGGTTAGATTAAAAGCCGATAACTTAAGGTGGGTTATGAGTAAACAAAAACCCAAAAAGTATGGCGATAAGATTGAATTGGATAACACCGGTGAAATAACCCATAAATATGAGGAAATGACGGATGAGCAACTTGATCAAGCCATCAAAGCAAGACAAGATCGCATTACTGGAACTGGTAGCTGAAAAAGAGCGCCGGATCGCTGATGATCCGCTCAAGTACGCTAAACAGCATCAAAAGCAAAAAGATGCCACTAGCGCCATGCATGCCATTAGAACCTTGTTTTGGGGTAACCGCGTTGGCAAAACTGAATGGGGCGCCCAAGAGGTAAGCCGGTACGCCACTAACAACCATCCATACAGATCAATTGGCGAACCTGTTGAGATATGGGCGGCTTGCCCATCATTTGATGCACAAGAGGAAACTACCCAAAAGAAATTGCTTACCTATTTGCCGGCCAAAGAAATCAAGCGCATTGATTATTTACGCGGTAAGATTATCAAAAAGATTACTATGGTTAATGGATCTATTATTACATTCAAGAGTTACGATCAAGGCCGGGATAAGTTCCAAGGTGCCGGTAAGCGGTTGATATGGTTTGATGAGGAACCACCACATGATATTTATGAGGAATGTTTTGTGCGTGTTGAGGCCGGTGTACAGCTTGATGTGATCATGACCATGACACCGATTAAGGGTATGACTTGGGTGTACGATGAGATTTATCTAGCCACCGATAATGAGGATCTATATGTTAGTGAGGCCGGTTGGGATGATAACCCTTGGCTTACCGAAAAACAAAAGGATCAGATGAGCCGGGGATTATCCGCACAGGCTATTCAAGTGCGCCGGTTTGGTAAGTTCGTTAAGCGTGTTGGCCTTGTATGCGCATGGTGGGAAAGAGATAAGCATTTGCGCCATTACGATACACTGGATCGCTCATGGACTTGGTACGAGGTATTGGATGGCGGCTATTCAGATCCGGCCGCATGGTTACTGATTGGTGTTGATAATGATAACAATGTACATGTTGTTGATGGATTCCGCGAGGCACAGTTAGATGCTGATCAGATCAAGGATAGGCGCAATGTTCGTATAGCCGGCTTGATGATACGCCGAGGCTTTACTGATAACGATAACCCGCGCTTAGTACAGGATCTAGCCAAGAGTACCGAACAGCGGCCAAGTATGAGGCTTACGCCGGTTGAGAAAAAGGCGCATGAGGGTACCAGTTGGGATGAAACACTTGCCCGCAAGCTAGATGAGTATGGTGAGATCCAAAAAGGTACCGGCAAACCCCGGCTGTATATTAGTGATTCATTAGTTAGATTGAGTGAGCGCACCGGCAAAGAGGAAAACTGGATGGTGCAAGAGATTGAAAACCTTGTATGGTTGAACCGCACAAGCAAGGCCGGTGAGGAAATAGTACCGCAATGGGATGATCACCGCCGGTTTGGCCACCACTTTGATGGTATGCGCGCCTTGGCCTATTTCCTAGTTAGCTACATGAAACCAGTGGAAAAGCGCCAACCACGCGAAAAACACTATGATCCGGTTACAGGTAGATTATTATCATGATTGCGTTTATGGTATATTAAAAAATAAGATAGGGGGTATGTTGTAGTATGAAAAACGAAACAGATACAGAACTAGAACCATTTAAGACGAGTGATACGCCATTTGCGGCGTATTGTCATTTAAGGGGGCTGATACTACTCACAACGCGGCCTGATCCTAATGATCGCAAGCGCCAAATCTATGTGTTTGTTGATGATCCAATCCGGCCAACACTTGAGGCCGAGTTCCATGATGATGTTGGTGAGTTTAAGAGTTATTTTTGGAGTTTGAAAGCTGTACAGCGAATGTTATTTAAGCAAGATAAATGAGGTATATGATGGCAACAGTTAGTTTACAGATGATTATCAAGGATGAGGTTGAGGCGGTTAAGCAGTTGGTTTCCAAAACTGAAAGCGCCGGTGGTGAGGTTCGCTATGTTGATAAGGTAAACCTTACAGTTAGCGATAAAACCGCGGCCAACAAACTCAAAAAGCATTTCAGCAATGATCCTAGCGTGAAAGTGGTATGGCGTGAGTGGAACAATAACTTTGCCGATGCCCGCAATGATAACTTAACATTGTGCGACACTGATTATTATTTATGGCTTGATGCTGATGATGCCTTTGATTTCAGCCAAGTTCCTAAGCTAGTAAATTACGCTGAGGCTAATGGTTTTGAGGCTATTTACCTACCATACAACTATGCCCGGGATGAGGATGGCAATGTTGTAGCGGTGCATGATCGTGAGCGCTTGATCCGGGCTGATGCCGGGTTCACATGGCGCGGTGCGATCCATGAATCACTACTCAAAGAGGGTACATTCAAGGCCAAGCGATTAGATTCACCAGTTGTTGAGCATTTATCCAAAGATATAGAGGGTTCCAAAGAGCGCAACCATGAAATCTTACGCGCTCAAGTACAGGATGTTGATAATCCCGATCCTAGATATGTTTATTATTACGGCCTTAGCTGTTTTGGTATGGGTTATTACCGCGATGCCATTGAGATCCTAAACGCTTACATGAAAGTGAGTGGATGGGATGAGGAAATGTACCGGGCAATGGTTAAGATCAGTGAGTGTTATTTTATGCTAGATAAGTACCCCGAGGCGATGGAATACGCCCTCAAGGCCACTGGATTGCTACCAAGCTACCCGGATGCTTACCTAGCGCTTGCCCGCTATGAATATGCTTATGAGAATTGGGCTGAATGTATTGAATGGGCTGAGGTTGGATTATCTAAGCCACCGGTTCAAACCATGAGCGTTAAGAACCCACAACAGTTTGAAATTGCCAAGCTATACATTGCAACTAGCCTGTATTACTTGGGCAAGTACAAAGCGGCATATACCGCCATGCAACAGGTACCAAAGCACTTACAAGGTGAATTATTGGATGGATTCAAACAACAGGCTAACCTTGAAACATTTATTAAGTTGATCCCGGAACTAATACCATTTCTTGGTGCCAAAACCATATGGGATGCGTTACCAAGCCACATTAAGTACGATAATCGCCTCAAGTGGTTCCGTAACAAGATGGTGATACCAAAAGAATGGGGTGATAAGTCAATCGTTATATTTTGCGGTGCCGGCTATGAGGAATGGGGCGCGCATACACTTGATAAGGGCATGGGTGGATCTGAGGAATCGGTTGTTTATCTATCCCGCGAATTGGTTAAGTTGGGTTATGAGGTAACGATATTTAATGAGGTTCCCGAACCATATGAATCTAAATGGGATGCTGATACACCGGGCGTACATTACCGCCCATGGCGTGAGTTTGATAACCGCGACAAGTTCAACATTATCAGCATATGGCGCGCACCGGCTTACGCTGAAAAGGTACAGGCTAAAAAGATATTGATTGATTTACATGATGTACTTGATCAATCAGCGGTGCCGGATGTTCCTAATGCTATTTACATGGTTAAAAGCCAATATCACCGCAACCTATTCAAACACCTACCGGATGAAAAGTTTGTGATCATAGGCAATGGTATTGTGCGCGAACAGTTTGAACATCCTAAGCCTGATCCTAACCACAAGGTTGGCTATTTCAGCGCCTATTACCGCGGTGCTGAATGTTTGGTTGATCTATGGCCTAAGGTACGCGAACAAGTACCGGATGCTGAATTGCATATAGCTTACGGTTGGGGATCATGGGTTGCATTCCAAGGTGAGGATGATTTTTACCATCGCATGAACGCTAAGTTTGAGGCCAACAAGGATAATGGCGTGATCGTACATGATCGCCTAAGCCATAAGGATCTAGCCAAACTAATGATAGATACCCAAGTATGGGCATATCCAACCGAGTTCCCTGAGATCCATTGCATCACCGCACTTAAGGCACAAGAGGCACTATGCTATCCGGTTACCACTAATGTTGCGGCACTTGATGAAACAGTACAATCAGGCGTGAAACTGGATACCAAAACGATCTATTCAGATGGTTATCAGCAAGGCAAGTTTGTTAAGGAAATTGTTGCCGCACTCAAAGAGGGCAAGCGCGGTACACCAGTTCCCGGCGTATCATGGGGTGATGTTGCCAAGGTATGGGATGCCACGATCAAGGGGGCAAAATGAAACCAATAAACGATAACATTCAGATTGAATTAGTTGAGGAATCTAAGCAAAGCGCATCAGGTATATTGATCAGCGAAAAAGCACAAATCATACGAGTTGTTGCGGTTGCCGATAGTATCACCGATGTTAAACCCGGCGATCACATTGAGGTACGCAACGGATCTGTTATACAGGTTGGCGATTGGATGTTTGTTAAGGAAAAAGATGTATTAGCAATAAGGGGGAAATCATGAAAACACTCAAAGCCGATGCCACTATCCTAGTTACCGGGTGGTTCCGTAAACGCTATTGGTTGATCATACCTTTTGAGGGTGTATATGAATTACCAATTACCACCGTTAAGGAACAACTAGAGGGTAAAGTGAAAGCGTGGAAACAAAACAATGGGTAAACTACACGAAACAGATTTTAAGGTTGAGGATTATGAGGATTTTTATGATGATCACTTTTTCCAACCACTTAACGATGATGATGCGATCAATGCGCACAGAGTAATACCCCGGGTTGGATGGGGATTAGATATTGCCAAAGAGATCCAACCAACAGTTATTCTTGATCTTGGGTGCCTAGATGGTTCCAACTTGCTTACACTATTAAACAACTTGCCAACCGGCACCCAAGGTACCGGGGTGGATCTAAGCAAGGATGGTATTGAGATTGCTACAAAGCGCGCATCATTACATGGCTTACCGGCCACATTTGTTAAGGGTTCCATTGAGGATTACCTAAAACAAACTAAGGATCATTCAGTTGATATGGTTTGCTTATATGAGGTGATTGAGCATGTACTTGATCCTGATTGGGTAGTTGCTGAAATTAAGCGCATACTTAAGCCGGGCGGCACTCTGTTAGTGAGTACGCCGGACTTTGAGGCGCCAACCTTTGGTAAGACTGATACCCGGAACAAATGCCACATACGCCTATACACCACCGCTAATGAGGATTACGAATCAACATTTATTGGCATCAATGAGGGGTTAGATAAAGGCCAAGAGGTTACCCGCACCGCGACATCCATGCCGAAACAACTTAAGGATTACAAGATTGTGAGTATGGATGTATTCTCACAACTAATCCATGCGAGGGCAACAACATGAGCGATACCAATGATAATCTAAACGCTGATTTAGAGGTTAAGGAAACAAGTGCTATTGAGGAAATAGCCGATAAGCCGGTTGAGGATGGCCGCATTGGCATCAAGATTGATTACCCACAACTAATTGATTATTTCAATGTAGATTCACCAACCAATGCCCAAAGAGAAAAAATGGCCACCATCTTTGATTACTTTGCTGATGAAAGCAAAACTATCGGTGAATTACTATACAACATGCGCATCCTTGAATCCCGCCTTGGTTCACCGGCGTTAGGCGAATCACGACTACAAAAAATGTACAACTACATACGGATAACTAGCGATATTAAAGATAAAGAAAAGCAACGCGATGCGCTCATGAGGTAGCTATGATTGTAAAAGTTGAATGGATACAGCATAATAGAACATATAGCATAGGCATCGTGCGATTCCTTAAGCTACTTGGATATGATGTAGATGAAAAAACTATCAAACAAGTAGTAAAACAGTTGCTTGAGCAACAGGAAATGGCTGATGGCGAACCCAAATCAAAGTGAAAAATCAGTTGCACTTGATCGCGAGGAAAACATTACCCGCGGTAATTTGTCAGCTAAAAAAGTTGCGCTGTACATCTATAACTCAGATACCGATCAACTAGAACCATACAGTAGTACGGCAAGTGGCGGTGGCAAGGCCACTGATGCTTATTACTACATTCAAAAGGATACTGATGATGCTACCTACAAGTATTATGGCTACATGAAAGATGATGGCGGGTGGTTTATTAAGCGTATTACCATAGCAACTAATTTGGCCGAGTTCGTGAAAGGAACCTCAGGTTATACATCTGAATGGACTAACCGGGCAAGCCAAACATATGGTGATTACGCGGCAACATTTTAACTAAGGGGGAACTATGAGTACACCAACAGAATTAGAGGCAACGGTAACAAAAGCATCAAGTAAATTGGATTCAGCCGTTGTTTTGCTATATGAAAAGATAGCAAGGGAATACGAACTTACACCGGATGAGGTGCGCGAGGCAACGATTACCATTAAAAAAGGTGAGATAACCGTAAAAGTGAAAGGAAAAAAAGATGAGTAAGGGTAACACATTTGAAAACGATCTATTGCAACTATTATTCAACAATGTAGATATAGCAGATATTGGGGATGCCGGTGGCATTCAGAACAGCGCAACCGCCGGTTCATTGTATGTTGCATTACATACTGGTGATCCGGGTGAGGCCGGTACCGCCGCAACAAGCGAATCAGCTTATGGATCATATGCCCGCCAAGCGGTAGCACGATCGGGCGCCGGATGGACTGTATCAGGTAACCAAGCAAGCAACGCCGCATTGGTTCAGTTCCCGGAATGTACAAGTGGATCGGAAACAATTACACATGTATCAATAACAACCGCTGTTAGTGGAACAAGCAAGATTCTGTACTCAGGTGCATTGAGCGCATCACGCTCAGTATCTAGTGGTATTCAGCCTCAGTTCGCTATTGGCGCGCTAGTGGTAACAGAGGATTAACATGGAAAAGCCACCATACCAATGTAGCAAGTGCAAACTAGGTGCAATGGTTGTTAATGGCGAGTTAATCCGTTTTTGTAAATGTAAGGCACCGGTTATTGCCACAATGGATGCGGTAGCGGCCGGTAAAAGCAAGGTAAGCGGCTAATGGGCGTAAATAATCTTAAGCAACTGGTTGATGCGGAACTTGCGGGCAAATCCCGCGAGTATTTTTGGCGTAAAACAGCATCGCAAACAACCACAGCTAAGGTTTGGTACGATCTAGCGGTTGCCCCGGGCAAACCTAAGGCCAAACTATGGTTTGATAGCGCACCATACATTGCTGTACCTATTAAGCAATCAACCGATGAGGGTATTATGCATGGCGCGGCCGTATCACCGGCTACCAAGTTTTTACGAAAACTTACGGTATTTAACCCGGTAACTACGGCTTTACCAATGACAATGATTCTATGCGACTACTTACTGTATTACCCATCAATTGATGATAGTGAGGTTGATCCGCAAATACTGGATAACACTGAAACCTTGCCAAGATATACCGATGGTGAGGGTGTTCAGATGATGGCTGTATCATTGGCATCGCGAACTGGTGGTGCCATTGTTGAGGTAAGCTACACCAATTCAGATGGTGTATCGGGGCGCACAACAAGGTTTGTTGAGGGTACATCAGCCGCTATTGGCGCCATATTAGGGGGACAAACTACGAATGCATCAACCGAAACCCCATGGATTGGCCTACAAGCCGGTGATCGTGGTGTACGCTCAGTTGAATCAGTAACTATGATTACCCCTGATGTTGGATTCTTTGCCATTGTGTTAGTAAAACCATTGGCCAAGATATGCATGCGCGCCTTAGATGCGCCAGTTGAAAAGGATATTTTGTTGGATGATGCCGATTTACCCATTGTTTACGATGATGCGTATCTCAATTACATCTGTAACCCTCAAGGAACTTTAGCCACAACCACTTTGAGGGGTAGTATTAAGGTGGCGTGGAATTAACGAAAGGATAAGATTATGCCCGGATTTTCTAGCAATGATCAAATAATAGCCGCGCTATCCGCGGGGCAAGTTTACAAAGGCCAGTTCGCTAAGAACTTTAACCCAACGGCGGCGGCTGTTGCCAACGAATGGCATACACTATTCAGGGGCGCCGGTAACCCGGCGGCTGATGCGCTGTTCAACACTGGAACAAACCTTGCGTTTCAGGCTGTAAAAGACACTACCACAAGCGCCGGTTCAATACCTCATGGTGGTGCTGTTCAGCCATCGTATTACAAGTATTTACTAAGCTGTTGGGCGGCCACAGCGGCGGCAACAACCGCACCGGGCACCCTAGTATTGGTTGATGTGATTGGTTTTTACCGAAAAACATCGGTTACGACAACTAGTGCCGAGGCAACTACCAACACACTTGGCCAATCCGATACATTCACAGCCGATGCCGGCACAGATGTTTGTACCTATACATCAGTAGTTAATGTTCCAAGCAACATCCTTACCGGTACACGCGTAAGACTTACCACCACTACCACACTACCGGCCGGCCTTGCACTTGCAACTGATTACTATGTGATAAAAGTATCAGATACTACATTCAAACTTGCCACAAGCTACGCCAATGCGGTTGCCGGTACAGCAATAAACATCACCGATGCCGGTACTGGTACGCATACGATCAGTTGGTTGTTACCACGCTATACCAATGGCGCCGGTGTTCAGGCCATATTCTTTAACAGCAACGCCACGCCACTTGGCGCCGGTACGCCTAACCTTGCACTTGGTTACACCAACAGCGCTCAAGTAGCATCACGCGCAACACCAACAGTATTGCCGATCGGTAAAACAGCCGCATCAAACAGCCACATCCTATACACTGGTGCAACTGGTACAGGTAAATACAACTACACCCATCCACTACAATCAGGCGATGCCGGTATAGCTGAAATCAACACAATCCAAAACTCAGTATCGTATGTATCAGGTGAATACACCGTTGCACTCATTAGGGAAATTACCCAAATACCACTTGCGGTACTTGGCCAAGCCGGTGAGCGCAATCTATTAAACGAACTACCAAGTTTACCAAGGATCTATGATGGTGCGGCACTTTACCTATTATGGGGTTCAGGTGCGGCCACACCGGCATCATCAGCCTTTACCGGTGGATTAAACTTTATTTGGAACTAATATGCTACTAGGTAACTACACACCACTATCAGCGAATCCGGGGCGGTGTATTACACATGCCATCCCGAATCCGTATAAGTGGCGATCATCAGGTAATATGTATAGCTTTTATACTGGTGATCATGTAGTTACCGGCGAAACAGCCAAATCTAGCTTTAATAACGGCTATATCCCACCTTACACATGGGTACTATCACCAAAAGCCGGGGGGTTATCATCAGTTAATGAGATTAACGGTGATGGGGAACTTACGATCACAAGCCTATCACTAGGCAAGGCGCTTGCAAGCACCATTGCCGGATCGGGTACGCTAGACAATGCAAGCCTATCACTGGTTACCTCTATGGCGGCCGCTATTGCCGGTTCAGGCACATTATCAGCCTCTATGAAAGGTGTTGTTAATGTAGCCTGTACATTAGCCGGATCGGGTGATTTAAGCGGCGCTATGGGCGCCTTGGCCTATTGTGTTGCGACACTTGCCGGTACTGGATCAATTAGTTCAGATATGCGCGGCAAACTGTACATGCAAGCAAGCATATATGTTAATCAATCACAGGCCGAGGTTGAGGACTTTTGGAACGCAACAGCATCACAGAATAATAACCCCGGTACGATGGGTGAAAAACTTAATGATGCCGGTTCAGCAAGCAATCCATGGGCTGATACATCAAGTTATGGCGCCGGCACAAAGGGCGCATTATTAGAACAAATTGCGGATGATTCAGACACCGCGGCAAATAAGTAGTAAAATACAGATAGGGGCATAAGCATGAACACAACTGATCAGAAAAAACAAGAAATGGCCGACAAGTGGCAACGCCGCTTTTCAACATGTGAGCAGAATCAGCGCACACTATTCACAACCGCGGCCAAACACTTTGATATTATGTATGCTGTACAGAATACAACAAACATGGCACCATGGCGCTCAAAGGTATATGTACCGATTCTAGGTAGCAAGGGGTGGGATCTTATTGCCCGCTTTAGCGATATTGTACCGGTGTATAACATCACTATTAAGAATGAAACCGAGGTTGATGAACAAACCGGTGAAATTACCTATACCAAGGATTCCAATGAGCGTGTAGAAAAGATTGAACGGCTGATGCAAGATCAGTACATGAACGCCACCGGCGAACCAATGAACATCCGTATCTTTGATACCTTACTTGATGCTGTTGTAGCCGGATCAGGGTTTGCCAAAACACCTTGGGTTTATCAGGAAAAGAAAAGCTATGCCCGGCCATTTGATGAGGATGGCATGATTACTGATAGCAACGCCAAGATCACCAAAACAGTTAAGGGTGGCCACAACGACTTTGAGTCTATTAACTTTTTCAATATGTTCATTGCGCCAAACTCACCATCATTCTTTAAGGCGCCATATTGGATTGTTCGCGAATACACTACCATTCAGGATGCCGAGGATACCGGCCTATACGATAAAAAGGCACTCAATAAACTACGCAAGGGCGTTAATCAGGATAATACCTTTACTGAATACAACCGCGCCCGCAACCGCCTAGTGAACGGCAAGCAAGTATCTGAGGATGATACTGTTGATTCCATCGTTTTGTACGAATGTTACGATCAGCAAGGCAACCTATACACCTATGGTGAGGGCAAGAGTGAAAATGGATGGGTTGAACTCAGGTGCGAAAAAGATATGTATTGGCATGGCCGGCCACCGATTGTGCCATTCTATATACGCCGCAAATCATTCAGCGCATGGGGTGAATCACTATTTGAAAACAACGCCCGCTTGCAATCAGCGGTTAATGATCTATTCAACCACTACCTTGATAACTGGAACCTTAGCATTGATCAGATGCTTATATATGAGGATGGTACCCTTACCTCTGATTTCGTGGTTAAGCCGGGTGGTGAGATCACTTACTCAGGCGCCAAGCCGGAACAGTTTAAGTTTTCCGATCCTAACCCAAATCAGCTATCAACCGTACTTGGTGTATTGAACCAAGCTATTGAGGCGGCAACTGTACCGCAATACCTATCAGGTGTACCTAACAGCGATCTTGATAAAACCAAGGGTACGGCAACCGGCATCAACATGATTACCGAGGCCGCTACTGAAAAGGTTGGATTCATGCGCAACAACATCAAGCAATCTATGAGGATTGTTGGTGAAAACTGGTTATCTAACTTGCAACAGTTCCAAGATTTACCACTTGAGGTACCAGTTGTTAAGAATGGTGTGCGCAAGCCAATGATCGTAACCCCGGGTGATTTACAGGGTGAAACAGAACTTGAGATTGATGATGATTCAATGATGCCTATCAGCAAACAGCAAAAGCGCGAAACCTTTGAGGCATTTGCCGCTAACTTACTTGGTTTGCAACAGGCCGCTATACAGCAATCACAGATATTCCAAACACCACAGGATGTTCCAAGGTTCAACTTTAATGAGTTGATAGAGGATAGCGCCGATGGGTTCAGCATCAAAGACTTTACCAAGTACCTGATGCCTACAACCGATACGCCGGGCGTACAATCAGCAAGTAATCCAATGGCGGCTATGAGCGGTGCGCCGGGTATGCCACCGGCTGATCAATCAGGTATGGAACAAGAGCAAGCACAATCAATGGGGGTAATCTAATGGAAAACGATCAAGAGCAAGTATTTAATGAGCGCCAAGCCTATGTTGATGGTTTGCACAAGCAACTTGAAACACTAATTGCCGCTCAATCATTTGAATTAACCGATGCCGGCGCATTGATCGTTAAGATCCTTGAGGCTGATGTTGATCGGTTCACTAACATGATCCTAAGCAATAAGTTCATTAGTGATCATCAAGGATATGTTGATTGCCGCGCCAAGGCTAACTATGCCGCATCACTGTTAGGGCGCCTAAAAAGCCTTAATAACCCTAATAAGGAAAAAGAGATTAGGGAACAGTTACAGGCCATTGCTGATGAGGATAAGATCGGGTTAGAAAATGTCTAATAACGACTTTAGCGAGTTATTGCCGGGCTTACAGCCAATTAAGGGGGTACCCGGCATTGACTTTATGCTTAAAAGTCAAGATAATGAGGGTAAACATGTTGTAGATGAAATAATTAAGATGGATGAAAAAATACCTCTTAACGATCATTTACATACTCACAAACCAAAACTAGATGGCGATATTATGGGTGATAATGTAGCAGTTGGATGCGCCATTGAGGGTTGCCCAATTGGTTGGTATATCCCAATAGTGGATGCTAAGAAAATGGGTTTAATGAATTAGTGCGCTGTTATTAGTGGATAAGAGCGCATTAAAAGCTCAATAAATGGGGGTAGTATGGAACCAAATATGCAAGATGAACAAGCGCCAACAACCGATGTTGTTGATGCACCGGTAGCAGAGGCACAAGCTGATGCACCAACTCAGGAACCGGCCGAACAAGCCGATACCAACGCAACTTTACAAACTAACGATTCCGATGATGCGGATGATGATAGTGATTGGGATTCAACTGTCAATCCGAACTATCAGGCACAGAATGTTCAACCGAACGAGGATGGGTATATTGATCCCATTCAGTACAAAGAACAGATTAAGGCCGAGGTTCGCGAGGATATGCGATTTCAAGAACGCGAACGCCGCGCATGGCAAAAACTTGAGGAAAAGTACCCGGAACTGAAAAACGACAAAGAGGCGCGCCAACTTATATTGGCTAAACGAATCTTTGATGTTCAAAACGGTGGCAACGGCTCATTATCAGCCGCCGGCAAAGCGGTTATGGGGAAAATCACAGGGGCAAAACAGGCGGGTAGAGCAGATGCGCAAGTATCTATCAAAACCCAACAAAATGCCAATTTGAGCCGGGCAACAGCGCCACGCGACACATCATCAAGTGATACCCGATCACGCTTACAAAGCGGGGATCAAGGTGCGGTTCACAGCGTACTCAAGGAATGGTTAGATCAAGGTAAGATTTAATAAACTAACCATAAGGAATAAAAACTATGGCAACGAACGGAACTAACTTTACATACACAGATGCCGCCCGCCGCGAGGATCTGTTGGATGTATTAACAAACATTGATCCAGTTGAGGATCGCCTTTTCAAGCTGTTTGGCAAAACAACGGCTTACAACACATTGCACGAATGGCCAGTAGATACACTTGAGGCTGTTGGCGATAACGCACAGCCTGAGGGTGGTGATGCACCAACTGATGGCGCTACTGATCCAACACGATTAGTAAACATCACTCAGATCTTTGCAAAAACCGCCCGCGTATCGGGAACTGAGCAAGCTGTTAATTCAGCCGGATTCAGCGATCGCATGGCTTACGAAATTACCAAGAAAATGAAAGCACTATCTAACGATGTTGAGTTAGCGCTTGTTCGTGGTAGCATCGCATCAGGTTTGGCAACAACTGGTTCAGCAAACGGCCGCCGACTTAAGGGCATCAAGAACTGGATTACTACCAACGCAAGTAACTACTCAGGTGCAACGCTTACTGAAACCGTCTTTAACGATATGTTACAGGCATCATGGGATCAGGGCGGTAACATCAATTCAGCAGTTACTAGCATGAAAGGTAAGCGCCGAATCAGTGGCTTTACCGCCGGTAGCACCAAGAACATTGATGCTGATGATAAGCGCCTTGTGAACTCTATCAATGTGTACGAAAGCGATGCCGCCGGAACTGTAAAGATCTTGGCACACCGCATGGTTACGCGATCAGGTGATTACGGCACAACCGCAACACCCGGTTTTGATGTATTGTTACTACAAGATGACACTTGGAAAGTTGCGATCCTACAAGGTCGTGAACCAAAAACTGTTGATCTTGCTGTAACAGGTGATTATGTAGCGAAAGAAATCATCACTGAACTTACGCTTGAATCACGCGCTGAAAAAGCAAATGTTATGGGGCGAGTATTCTTTTAAGAATCTCACACTAAGCGCATCGGTGGGGGTGCGCCCCATGGGGGATTTTTAGAATGAATATCACAATACCACGCGAACAATACCTAGATCAGATTGAAAAAATCATGGCCTTGCCACAAACGCAAAAGTGGCGCGCAACGCGTGATTTTCTTAGAGCTATCAATCCATCAGTTCGCAAGGTAGATGATGAGTTTATTCTTGAACTAAACAACACGCGCAACGATCAACTCAATGAGTTTGGTGCCAATAAGGATATGAACATCCGGCAACTCATGGATATGCCTGAGTTTTTGTATGAGGCACTTATAACTGTTGATAATCAGCTATTAACCGCCGTAACTGGTAAAGATAAACAAGAGGAAAAAAGGGCATGGCGTAAACTTGCCGAGGTTTTCCCGGAATATAGGATTGCGAGTAAAATATGATTTATTACCAAGATGATATATTGCTAACCCTTAGTTACTTACGCGGTGAGCGTACTGTACCTAGCACTAACACCGAGGGGCGCAAAGAGTTCATACAACAAACACTTAATGAACTGTACGCCGCTTACCGGTGGAAATGGAATGAAATTAGCACTTACATTTCACTAGTATCCGGCATAGCTACTTTGCCATCCGGCTTAAGCCTTAATCATGAACTCAATGTATCCTATTTTGATGGCCAAGATGAAACTGAATACGATGAGATCAATGTATCTGATAAGAGTAAGGCCACTCAAGGTGATAATGTTTATTGGGTTACTACTATTGATGGTGAGCGCCACCAACTCAACACCAAAGAGGCTGTTGATACGCTTGCGCTTGCTTATCAGCCGGTTGCGCCAATTATTAGCGCTACCATTGGTACACCTTACCCTGATCGTTTAACAATTGCCTTAGGTGCAAACAGGTTTGTAAAACTATCCGAGGATCCCGATGCTGATCTTGCGCAAGATGATACCCTGTTTACAAACAGAGTGAACATCAACATTGCCGCACAAAATAGGCCAAGGCCAAGGCGTGAACGCCGATCAGCACAGAGCGAAACAGGATCATATACAGGGGAAATCTAAATGCCGAGGCGCGCACAACTACGATCCCGGCCTAAAAAGAAAATACAGCGTGTATTGGCCATGAACTTAAACAAGGGGCTTAACAACCTTGTTAGTTCCTCATTGATTGATAACAAAGAGCTATCTGATATACGCAACATGGAATACGATGAGGGCGGGGTATTACGCAAGCGCAATGGTTATGTATCTGTTGGTACGGCACTCACCGCCGCCAAAGGATTGGGCGTATTTAGAACTGAAAGCTATAACTACCTAATAACAGTTGATGGCACAGCGCTTAAGTATCTTAATGCCGGTGTATGGACATCTGTAAGCGGCGCTAACTATACAGCCGGGCGCGAGGTTAATTTCTCACAGGTTCGCAATAAGGTGTACATATGGAACGGCCAAGATGGTGGTTCCTCGTGGGATGGAACGACACTTACCCGCCCCGGTACCATGCCAAAAGCCTCATTTGCTATATTTTATGGCGATAAGCACATTGCCGCCGGTGTAGCCGGGCAACCAAACCGATTATTCATATCTCAATCTGATGATGGATCAGCATTTACCCGCGCCGCCGGTGAACTTAGCACATCAGCCGGTGTACCGGGTGCCACAGTGTTCAGCGGTACCACAGCTAACTATATTGATGTGCGCAAGGATGATGGTGATCAGATTACCGGCCTTGCCCGCTATTCAAATACCCTAATCATATTTAAGCGTAAGAGTATTTATCAGCTTGATTTTGATTCAAGCGCTCAACCAGTTATTACCCCTGTTACCAGTTCAACCGGCTGTATATCCCACAAGAGTATTGATTCAGTAGAAAACGATGTTTATTTCCTATCACCCGAGGGCATACGCGTACTTGGTAACGAACCACAGTATTTCACCGCAATCCGTACTAATGTATTAAGCATCAGGATTCAGCCAACAGTTGATTCCATTAACTCTGAATACCAAAACAAGTCTAATGCGCTGTACTACAACAACAAGTACATGCTCAACATACCAACCACCTCAAGTTCAATAGATCGCAACATTGTGTATGATAAGCGGTTTGGTGCCTTTGTAGTATGGTCAAATGTTGATGCCAATGCCATGGTTGAGTATGTTGATTCAACCAACGCATCACATCTGTACTTTATGGATGATGATGGCACTCAGATGTACGAGATTGAGGCCGGCCGGTACAATGATAATGGTGATGCTATTGATGCCTATTTTGTAAGCAAGGCGCAAGATTTTGGCAACATAGATATTACCAAGCGTTTTGTTGATGTTGGCCTAGCATTTAGGCGTTTATCCGGTTTAATTGATTGTACAGTTTACCTTGATGATGATTCTAGCGCCGGTACGGTGCAATTAGGATCAGCCGGTGGTACCTCAGGTATGGGATTAGATGCCTTAGGCTTACAGATCCTTGGTACCGGTGGATCAACCGGATCAACATCAGGTAGTAGTTCAGATATTGTATTAAGAGTTGTTGTAAATCAGAGTTCGCGATCACTTAAGTATAAGATCCAAAATGCCCGGGTGGATGAAAACTTTGTTTTCCTTGGGAACATTTATGGATTTTACCCACGATCGCATTTCAACTTTGATTCCGCTAACAAGATATACATTTAGTGCAAAAAATGAGTATAATGATAGTAAATGGTGTAAATGCAATAATAACTAAATTATTACAAAGGATTTACACATGAACCCACAATTACAAGGAACTTATAACCCTCAGGGTGGCGCCGGTACCTACCTACAAGGTGGTAGCGGGATCTCATTACAGGGATCACCAAACACATTACAAGTAACAGCCAACCCACAAACTCAAGATCTTACATTTGGTAATACGGCAACACTAGGCGCTGTTGATACAGGAACAAACCAAACACCTTACTACGATGCCGAGGCCGCCGCGGCCGCCGCCGCCGCCGCCGCTAAGGCACAACGAATAGCACAGGCCAACGCCCTTAAGGGTGGCCTTACTGGTATTGTTAATAACATTAAAAGCGTTTACGATGCGATTTATGGTGATATTGATGTTGTTGGTGCTGATAAAACCCGCGGTGTAAACCAAAGGTACAATACAGAACGCACAGCCGTTGTTGATCAGTTCAACACTGATTTCCCACAAATTGGTAATGCATATTCCTCACGAAATACTTACGACAGTTCATACCGCCAAGATGCTGAACAAGGGGCTGTTAAGCAATTTGATAATGTGAACCAACAACTTGCACTAGGCCGGGATGAGGATGTTGCAAAGGTTGGCCAGTTTGTTGCAACACAACGCGCACAGGTTGGCGCTGATAAGGGCGCATTATCTCAGATGGAACAGCTTATTGCCGCATCTGAGGATCCTGATGAACTTACTCAATTACAGCAAACTCTTAACCAAAAGATAGCCGAGGTTACGGCATCACGCGCCGGCTTACGATCTCAGGATGCATACGCGGCCGAGGCCAATAGCCTAGTTAGCACCGCTGATCGCTCAGTTGGATTACGACAGAATATCAGCAATATCGTTGCGGGCGCCGCACCGGCACCACTTAAGCGATCTGTTGCAATGAAACTAATACAAAGTTCCGGCCTACCTGAGAATGAACAACAGGCGCTTGTAAACGATTTTGAACGCCAACTATCAGGTACATCAACTAATCCTGAACAACAGGTGGCGGCATAAACCATGGATCCAAGGCGCAAACTACAAGTAGTGAGCGCGGCAAATCCATCCCTTAGAGTAAGCGCCGCACCAAAACAGTTGAGTATTGCCCCGGCACCCGCCAACAATACTCAACTTAAGGTTGCAACAGCACCACAGCAACAAATCAAAATAAATGTTCCAAAGGCACCGCCTGTTCAAAAATATGATTTTGCATCATTTGGTAAAACCGGTGAAAAGAATAAAACCATATTTGGTAAAAATGCCGCGTGGTTACTACCAAAAAGCCTTGAAAAATGGAACATTATGGGTAGTACCGGCCAGTTTTCCGGTAGCCAACAGGATTTCTTATCACAATTTGATAAGCAAGATCGCGAGTATCAGAAATACTATGTTAAGAACATTGCTGAACGCGCCGCAAAAGGCGATCAAGCCGCCGTTAATGCTTATGTAACACTTAGGGATTCAGGCCGCTTTAAGGGCGGTTTTATGGATTTTGTTGAGGGCTTTAACGAAAAGTTGGCCGGTGGCGTATTAAGGGGTGGATTACGAACAACTGATTTTCTATTGCCCGGTAAAAACACTTTTGGCCTAGAGCGCCAAGCCGATGTATGGGATCAATCTGATTTACAGTACACCAAGGCGGGGCAATACGGTAAAACAGCCGGTACAGTAGCCAAGGGCGCATCAGATATAGCA